TACAACATCATAACCACCCCCACCATTGAAAAGAGTGATTTCTTCTAGTGGACCATAATAAATTTTATCTTCGACTTTATAATTAACAACTTCGACACCATTAATTAACATTCCCGTTGGGCCGGGAATTGTATTAATTTCACTACCAGTGTCAAATGATCTTTCTAGGCTAAATTTTTTGAGTAATTTTTGTCCTCTTATCTTTTTATTGTATTGTGAAGCAGCGATAAAACTATGACTTCCAGTATCCTCATCTATGGGTTCATTTATTTTGATATTTTGGGATACTTGAATGAATGATCTTGCAACGTATAATCTAATCTTATTTGCAGGACTTAAAACTTCGACGAAATAATTTCTACCAAATTCAAGACCACTTATTGGAGTTTCTGCTGTCCCTGCGATGTAAACAATTTCATCTCCAGTTATGAATGGAACAGTATCTGAAAAGGATAGAATATTATAAGTTCCATAACTGTTTAAATCCTGAATAGATCCAGAATCAACAGAAGCTACTGGTATTGTTCTTTTAATTGTATCGAGACTTATCTCATAATCTGGAAGTGAATTTGATGCTACAAATATTTCACTACTATCCTTAGTAATATACGTATTCAGAATATTTGAAGTAATTTTATCATTACCATATTGAAGTTCAATTCCAGAACTACTTGCTTTTTTAAGTTTTCTTCTAATATCATAACTGATGCCAGTATTAAGATCACTAATACCAGTTCCAGATAGAACTACTTCATTATCACCAGTTATTGATACTGTGGCTTCACTTACTGGAACAATATTTGTACCCCTCTGCACAACTTCAACAACATCACCATTGCGAAGATATGCTTTATCAATATCAATACCCAATACAAAAACTGATCCAGCAAAACTACTGATTTGTATTCTGGATGCTGTATTATATTTCCATGAATTGAAAGTATTTTCGATTACCGTCTTATTTTCATCTGGATTTATAATTTTTCTACCAATTGATTTTGTTCTAAAATCATCACCCAAATTTGTATTGGCAATCCTCTCACCAGCAATTGGCTCAAAGTTTGAAATCGTTCCTGTCAAACGAAGTTCTACCTTTTCATTATCACCTCTTGTGTATCCATAAATTACATCATTTGTCCTAACATCATCACCAGATAGAATAGTCCTTTCAATACCAGAACAATTTAAAAACTGGTTAATAGTTTTATCTGTATACGTAATAACATTATTTCCAGATACCAACAATCCACTTTTAGGGAATCCAATGGTGGTGTCTACAGAAATTACATTATCACCAATTGAAACTTCACCAATACATCTAGTAGATGGTGTGATTGAAAATTCACCCTCAAATCCAGGAGAAGGATCTAAGTATTTTTGGAATAGGTAGATATTGTAATAATCTTTTCCATCTCTATTAGTATATTCAACCTCAGAAATTGGTGCAGAAGCTCCATTTATGACTAAACTATTTGAATTATTATCTTGGGATAATGTCTGACCAGATAGTAAAAGTGGATCTCCTCCAGAAACTTTTTCGGCAACTAGGAATAATCTTCTTCTAAATTCAGACTCTGATGAAGAAAATAAAGACTCTGAATTATTTCTAACAGTTGCATTTTCGCCAAATAGGCATGACATTAAAATGTTAAAGGACTCATTAGTTCCTTTAGACTGATAGAATGATCTTAGGTTTTTTACAAAATTATTTACGTTTAGATCAGAATTAAAACTTTCGTCTTCAAATCCAGGAGCAAAAAGAACCTTTAAACTCTTAAAAAATTCTCTAAGGAAAAGGACATTAAGGTTGGATACAGTATCCCCAGAGCTATGGGATTCAGCTGATGTTTTATTGAATACAACTTCACCCGAAGAATAATCAGTTATGCCACTAAATCCACGAACACATCCAGTAAAAGAATTTGAGGTGCTTCCAGTATAGTAGATGATTTCATCACCAACTTTAAATAATCCATTAGTGTTTGGATATCCCTTTGTAGATTCTACATTAAATATAGAATCATCGTCAGATACATCTGCAGTTAGAGTAGTTGTTCCACTAACAACTTCTGGTGTCAAACTATCAAACTTTAAATATTGATCCAGATTATCAATGATATCTGCAGGGAGTCCCTGAGAATCTTGTGAAAGATAATACTGCTTTAAAAAATCTATAGACTTTGGATTTTCAATTGCCACATAAGATGGCAATTGACCCTGAATGATTTGACTTACTTTTACTCTCTTATCAATTCCTGGCTCTATCATTTTACCTAGTTAGATTTCCGTTTGAATAACTTGAAGTGACTGGGAATCCGATTCCCGAAACCTGCTCACCAGAACTAATAGTGTCCTTCAACATATTTATGGTGCTTTTGGCGATGGATAATTCCACGAAAAGGTTTGTCAACCCAATGACATCATTACTTTCTGGGAAGGCCTGAACTTCTACTATTCCAGATGGCAGATCTGTATTAGTAACGTTAATTGTGAAGAGTTTCACTTCACCAATAATATAATCAACAATTCCAGCATTTTGGACCACTGTAACTGGATTACCATTTGTATCAATTTGAATGAATGAAATAATACCAGTTTTCATATCATCATTTGGAGTATCTGTCATATAAACTTTTCCAGAAATTCCACTAATATTAAATCCTGTAGATTTAATATTTTTTCCTGATGGTGTTATATGAAACTTGTTACCAAAGCATAGTTCATATTGTGCTGGTCGATTCAGTTGGGACTTCATATCCCTTCTAATCCTCACCTTTGTTATGTTTGATGTAATAGATGAACTTGTATCATCAATAATTTTGAGCAATTTACTATACTTAAATCTACCACCAAAATTATTCAGATCTTCAGACTCTGAAAAAGCTGAGAGTGTTGAAGAAACATTAGATTTTAGTTCATTAACACTTGATACTTTACTGCTGTTATAATAGATAAAAGTATCAAGTTCAATTGAAAGAACTTCAATGTCTACAATTGTTTGTTTGATGCCAGCTAGAGAGTAACTCTTCAGGCGATTTAAAATAGATTGTTTGTTAAAGTCTGATATGAAATAATCATTCTTCGGTTTGATGCTGATCTGAACTTCACCAAATCTTGGGGGATCTAACTCTTCACCACCAACAACAGAAACTGATTCTGCATCTGGATATATTAACTTAACTATGGACTCGTAATCACTAGCCGTAACCGCCCTGTACTGCGATGAATATGTTTTGGGTGCAAAGTACTTAACGGACTGTAAAGACTCAATCTCGGTGCCTCCCTGTGCCTTAGAATTGGTTGTAACAGTGATAGATCCGATTGGGGAAATTGTTTGATCCGTAGATCCTCTTAATACACCAGAAAAACTAAAGTTAGTTACGTCATTACCCTCAATACCATCAGTAATGATATATGATGATATAATTTGACCACCAGTCTCTAATTTTTTGCCTAAAATTCCATCACCAAATAGAAGTTCATATTTTTCATCTTTCACTTCCTGAACAAAATAAATTTCAGAGTTGGCATTTACATTAACAAGTCCTTCAGCTTTAATATATTCGTTTCCAGATCCCGTATCACCAGGGCCTTTTACTTTTACAATTAATGTTGCGGTATCAACAAAGGAATTTTCAATGATAAATCTTTGATCCAACGAAGTATCGACATTAAACTTCTTAGTTGCGTAAGATCCCTGATAAATGTCAATATTACTGAATGTAGCGGTTCTATTACCAATCAATCCGTTTGTAGGGTCGTCAAGAGTTGCAACTGCAGTAATATCTTCTGGTATTGAGAATACAAAACTACTATTTTTTGTCGTTCCTACGCAAACTAATCCCGCTTTTAGCGTAACTGTTGAACTTTCTCCGTTAAATTTTACCTGAAACGATACTTTTGCCTTGGATGAAGTTTTAGAACGCGGAACATATCCAATATTTCGCGCAAGTGAGACGACATTCTCTCTTAAAGTCGCGGAATCTATGAAAGATTCGTTCACCGCCATGTTTGTATTGAAGGCAGTGATGTAAGTATTATATGCAAGAGTATCAATTAGGACAGAAAAGTTTGATCCTTCAAAATCAAAGTCAGTAAAGTCCGAATTTGCTCTCAAATAGTCTTTAATTTGATCCTTAATCTGATCAAAGTCTAAATTTGTATACTTTGTGAATGGCATTATCTT